GGACAAGATCTGTTCCTGTAATTTTACAGGAAGTCGGTCAGTGGCATTACTCAAATCAAAGGAATGAGCAGGGTGCCCCAATCGCGCAAAATCAAGCAAGGACCGAATCGGTCCTAGTTGATCAAACGTGCCGTCCTGTGGAATACGGCGGAGAATATCGAAGATGTAAAGGTGCAGTGACTTCAACAGCCACTGGGACCAAAAGTCCACCACCCCTACAATCCGACGTTTTCCTCCCCCGTCCTTAGCTAATACAGCTAAGCGCCCAAGGTGCAATTGCACCTTCCGGAATCTTAAGAAGATTGCCACAGGGAGTACCAAGTGAGAAAGGACTCCTAGCCATACGGCTAAGAGAACCTGTCCCGTTCCCCATGCATAGACGCAGAACGCCAGGAGTAATCCTGGGTTCAGCGCCCATGCTAGAGTATCCTTGCCACTCGACCAGGTCGACCACGGATGGTTAGGGCCTGCGGAAGTGTTTACCCAAGGCGCGACCATCCCTTTCGGGAATCGCACCTGGGGTAGCAACCGTATAACGGCGCTCACTTCTTGCGGGAAGAGTGTTTCTGACACCCCAGTAAACCGATTGGTAATACTGGAGAAGTCAGGTAACGCGCCTTTCCAATCCATGACCCGGTACAGGTTAAACACCGTATGAAGCCCCCGGAATACCAGCCGGTTCTGCATAGTCCCTAGATGAGGGACACGCAGTGCTGTTGGTACGACGGAAGGCCACCCAGACGGTCGCAACCGAACCCGGACACCAGGATTTGGTGTATACGGACTCGAATTGCTCCATGCGATAAGGGCTAGGCGGCACTCCTTAAGGTATGCGATCAGGAACCGAGTTCCTGATAGCTTCCATAAGCGAGTAAGCCGCCCTGCCAACACCATCCATGGTCCCCGCTCAAACCCAAGTAGCTTGACTAGGCGCGACACTATCCGATTTAACTCATGGAGTTCAGCCCATCTCATATTAATGATTTTGGGTGTGAACTTCTTGATGTTAAAGAAGAAACCTTTCTTCGATGATCGGATTTCCACCCCCGGAACCATGTTCCGGTGGAGGAAGTCGCGTCCATGGAGTACTTGGTCCACGAATCGGCGCGCGCCTTTGATCCACGCAGCAACTACATTGAAATTTGCGAAAGCGGTTTTGATGTAAGTTGTTGTTGGACTACTTCAGTAGCTTGTTAGCTCCTTTTCCAATGGATTAGGCTGCTAACCCGTCATTGGCCAACCGTTGCTGCCAATCGCGTTGGGGAGAACTACTGAGTAGTGGTGGCTTTCACCACCATTAGCTCAGCCTGCTCGGTGATCGCCTGGGATAACAACTCCTAGGTTCTGCCGACAGTCGTCTTATGCAGGTCACTAAAGACCTTACAGGACTGCTTGGGGCCATGAGCGGTTCTCGAACCCTTCATATCCCCTGCATTTCTGCAGTTTTCCATTCACGGATCGGTGCCTACGTATGGGAGTTTACTTCCTAGCGAAGAAGCTCTCCGACGGACCGCACTGAGCTGGCAAAGCTCTCAGGGGAATCCCCCTCCACAAGTGCATGCACCGGTGGTTAGGGGACTATTCCTTCGAGAAGTGTTGGGTTAGGATAATCCGGGGTCCGAATCAGCCGCGCC